CTCAAAGAGGCGTGGCGAATCAGCGATACCGACTTCAGGGAAGACGAGTTCATGGAGGTCATGGAAGTGATCTCTCGCCCGGAATTCTCCGGCGATCGATTCACCGAGGCGGCGCTGGTCGAAGCGGGGCACATGATCGCCGATTGCCCCGGCTGCGGTCGCCAACTCAAGTACGGCGTTTGGTATGCGGAAGAGGGGGACGTTGGAGACGGCGATCCCGACGATGAAGAGCAGCCAGTGTTCTCCGCTCCCGTCCTGCGGGCTTGGTGTTCATCGCATTGCTGGAAGGACCACGGATCGCCGACCGAACCCGAGGGCGCAATCAAGACCGGCATCTTCCTGTGTTCGGAGTTTTAGGAGTCCGCGAAAGGAGCCTCTGTCATGTCGATCACGATCGTTCGGCAGTCCCTCGCGGACATCGCGGCCGAGCTCGAGTACGCCAAGCGTGAGGCCGCCGATGCCGCGGCCTACGCCCGCCTGCAGCGCGAGAAGGTCATCCAGGTCAAGAACAAGATGCGCAACCGGATGGCGAACGACGGCATCGAAGGATTTACCGACGCCCAAACCGGCATCCGCTACTGGATCGCGACCAACCACGACATCGAGATCACCGACGTCGATCGCGTCTATGCGGACCTGCGCCTGCGCGGAAAGACCGCCAACTGCATTCGGCTCGATGCCCGGGCGGTGAAGAAGGAAGCGAAGCTCGAACTGCTCGAAGGGACGGTGCCCGTGGTCGCGCGAAACCTGCGATCACGCAAATCGCGGGAACGGTAGCGATGTGGTCGCGCCCCTGCAGTTTGATCCGCTGGAAGAGTCCTGGTTCGATCTCCCGCTCTCCCTGCAAGAGCGCCTGAAGTGCGAGCGCAAGGATCGATTCGTCCGATGGGACATCGCCAGCAAGGCTGCGAAGCGAGCTCAAAGGTCACGCCGGCATGAAGGCGTGGTGATCGAGGTCTTCGCTTGCCACATCTGCGGCGGTGCTCACGTCGGCGCCCGGCCAAAGGGAACCGAGAAACCGCTGAAGCGAAGCGACCTGCATCGATCGAAGCGCAGGTATCGCAAACGAGCACGAAATAGTGAAAGGAGTCAAGTATGAGCGACAACACTTGCCGCAGCTGCGGCGCGAAGGTTGTGTGGGCTCACCACGAACAGACCGGCAAGGCTGCGCCGATCGACGCCGATCCGTCCGACGTCGGCAACGTCGTGATGCTACCGGCTGACATCTTCGGAGCGCCGCGGTATCGGGTGCTCGGGCCGGCTGCGGTCGGGCTCGAGACCGGCCCGAAACACACCAGCCATTTCCAGACGTGCCCCCAGGCGAAGCAGTGGCGAGGTGATGAGCGATGAAAGCCATCACCCTCATTCAGCCTTGGGCCAGCCTGATCGCCCTCGGTGAGAAGCAGTTCGAAACCCGCTCCTGGCCGACATCCTATCGCGGCCCGATCGCGATCCACGCCGGCCGGCGAACGAAGCAAGCCGAGGAGTTCATTCGGAATATGATTGATGCCTGCCCCTCCCTCTTCTACCACCAACGACTCTATCGCGTTGATGACTTCCCCTTTGGATCGATCATCGCGATCGGGATCCTGAAGGGCTGCTATCGAACCAGCCTCAATCTTCCCAACGTCACCATTCAGGAATTGGACCTTGGAGACTGGTCAACCGGCCGATGGGCGTGGCGCATAGAAGACGTGCGGGCGCTCGAGACGCCGGTGCACGTAAGAGGCGCGCAGGGGATTTGGGAAGTGCCAAATGACCTGCTCGAACGGCTGAAATGATCTCCCACGACGACGCCAAGCTCGGGCTCTGCGGTCTACCGGTCATCTGGGGACCGAACGACGACACCGAAATCTTCGCCGGCTACGTCGCCTACCAGTGCCCGGGCTGCTCCTACTGGCATCAGGCGTACGACAGCCGGCTCTTGCGCCAGATGCTCGCCTGGTTCCCTGAGAACAAGGTGATCTATCCGAAAGGGGACTCCAATGCCAGGTGAATACGCCTCCAACACCACCGTCCCCGTCAGCCGCTCGCGTGATGAGATCGAGCACACGCTTGAACAAAACAGTCTGAAATCATGCGAGATTCTGGTATAATGAGGGGAACAATTGAAAGCGCCGGGGCGCTGCTTGCAACAACCCCCGGCATGGTCGAACGACGTTGGAGGTCGCCAGACATGAGCACTGTACGTGCTGCCATTATCGCTCGCAAGTCCGACGCGGGCTATTCCCTTCTCGCAGACGCAACCCCTACGCTCCCCGCCCGGTTTTGGGCCAAAGTCGATCGGTCGGCCGGCCCTGAAGGCTGCTGGCTATGGATCGGTTATCTCCGGCCCGATGGCTACGGCCAGATCACGCTTCGCGATGGGGTGATTGCCAAGGCGCACCGCGTATCGTTCGAGATCGCAAACGGCCCCATTCCCACCGACATGATGGTTTGCCACAACTGCCCCGACGGAGACGACCCGCGTTGCGTAAACCCGGCGCATCTCTTTCTTGGCACGAATGCTGACAACATGGCCGATATGGCGGAGAAGGGTCGCTCCGCGTCCGGAGACCGCAACGGCCAGAGGCGCTACCCGGAACACAACTCCCAGCGTGGCGACACGCACTGGACGCGGGTGCATCCCGAGCGCCGGCTGCGCGGAGAGGCAAACAGCTTCGCGGTCCTGACGTGGAAGATCGTGCGGGACATCCGATCCCGATACGCAGCCGGCGAGATGCTCAAGAACCTATGTGCCGAGTACGGCATATCTCGCGGCCACGGCTCACAGATCGTCAACCACAAGATTTGGAAAGAGGGACCGCTATGACCAGCTTCGGTAAGCCCGAGCACGGAGTTTATTTTTTGTTCGGTGAATGCTCAGGATTGACCAAAATTGGCATCGGACACCCGATCGCTTCGCGCGTTAGTGGCCTGAGAATGACCAGCGGGGAGCCATTGCGTCTCGTCGCGGCGATCATCACGGATGACGCGAGGCCGTGGGAAGAAGCGCTTCACCGCGTAGCACATGACCGGCGGATGCACGGAGAGTGGTTCGACATATTACTCCCCTCGATCCCGGAACTTGTGGAGAATGCGGCCCACGAGCTTCAGTGGAGATATGCGACCGTCGGGCCGTGGAGGTTGGAGACCACCGGGTTTCTTTTCGAGAACGCAGTCACCGGAAAGATCGAACGTATAGCGTGGGGACCATCCGCAGTTCAGGCTCTCGCGATGTCTCTGGCACTAATGGGTCGTTGGAACAAGCGCCTTGAAGCAGAGAATGCCGATCTCAAGGCAAGAGAACGCGAACGAAGAATCGCGACGATAAAACGCGACATGACGGGAGGGGTTCATATTCCCTGCTTGACTTGCGGGCAAATGTTCAACACCAATGTCCACCGGTATCTGAAGCGCGGCAAGCGATTTTGTTCCCGGCCTTGCCAAGCAGCCTACAAGGCGCGATTCGGACGCGACGCAAAAGTACAGGATGCCGAATTGATTGGATCCGCGTCATGACCCCGCGGCTCTGGGAAGACGGCCTCAATCACGGCGGGTGCACCGACGTGGTGATCGAACGGGACCGCTCGGACATGGCGCGCACTGCCTTGATTGACCAGGTGCGTGAGGAACTGCGCAAGGAACAATTCGTGCCGCGCCCGCGCACGGTGAAGGCGCATACGGCACGGCCATGGAACGCAGAACGGTTGGGAAAGCTGCGCACCGACCTCGGCTACACCCAGAAGGAAATCGCGGCGCTGGTCGAGGCAACTCCGCAAGCGTGGGCACTGTGGGAGTCGGGGCGCAATCGGCCGACGCCGACGTACATCCGGCGCATGATCGAAATCGAGCGGGGTGAGCGCAGTTTAAACAAAGACAACACCCGACAAATCGAGCACACCGATGCACCACTCTTGCATTCGACCAAATAGCAAGAGTGTCGGCGGGCAAACCGGCGGACCTCATAACAAGAATTATTACAAGCAAAGCGCCGGCGGAGATCTCCGCCGGCGCTTTCCATCCCTGAATTATGGAATTACGTAATTCCCTATCTCGCCTACCCCGTCTGCTGCTCAATCGCCGGCGCGATGCCGGACGGTTTCCAGAGGGTCTGGTAAGTAACCGACGCCATGACCAGAATGATCAGCACTGCTGACAAGAAGTCTCCACGCTCGAACTCGCCGGCGAAGTAGGACGTTCCGGCCGCGGCAAGCACTGAGAAGACGAAGACCGCCCCACCTTTGACTTCAGAGCGCCACCGCTGACGGATCACCGCGGCGGCGGCAAGCGGGAGAAATGTGCCGACCAGAAACGCCCATCGCCCGACGTTGGTATCGGGCAGCACCGCCGATTCCTGGGCGCTCGCCGTGGCGACCAGACCGATCGTCAGCACGAACGCCAGCCAGAAGATTCGAATGATCTTGAGCTTCCTCACGATCGTGACCCTTTCCGCCCTGACGGGCAGTTTCCCGACGCGGACTAGAACCGCGTGCTTACAACTCCGGTGGTGCTCACCTGCACCTTCGGATACAGATCAGCCGCCTTTACGCGGGTCCCATAGGGGGTGAGAACGAAGGTTTCGCCCGCACTGCGATAGACGCGCCCCGACCCGAAGGTTTCGCCCTTCTTGATGTCTGGTCCGATCAGCGCGTGATTGAGCCCGGTCGCCTGGCGGCGCGGGGTGTCCCTGATGGCTGTGTATTCATTCTTCACTGGGTACACACTGGCTCGCCCGATCTTTTGAACGGTGCGACCGTCATCATTTGCCAGCCACGCCGGAATGCTCGGCTTTGCGTAGATGGGGGTGGCGACGTCGGACGTGGCGATGACTTGGGCGCGGCCTATGATGACCGGCAGGCTGCCTTCGTTGAGCAGCTGGGTTGGGCAGTATTTGCGATCGTCGCTCACCTGCTGATGCGTCCGCACCCGTTGGAGCGAGAAGTCGCCGCGATCGATGCCGATGATGCGCGGATCCTTGGTGACCAACATCGCGTAGAGGATGGCGAGGTTCTCCTTCGCGGCCATCCAGTCGCCGTCGCTGTTCACGCAGAGCTCGATGCCCACGCTATCGAAGCAACCGACGTCGCCGCCGCGATCGTCGCAGCCGTCGCCGGCGTGCCAGCCTATCTCGTAGACCGGCAGGAGCTGGATGATCTCCTTGTCATCGACCACGAAGTGGAACGACACGGCGTACTGCCCGCCGCCCTGATGGGTGAAGACCCGGTGCATCTCCGCGCCGGCGTTGCGGTTGGTGTTGCCGGTGGTGTGTTGGGTCATCCACCAGAGCCGATCGTTCGTGTTGAGCAGGGTTCCGGGCCGATTCGGATTCCCGGACGGGATCAGCGATGCGCGGAAATTGGCCTTGATGGGCGCCACGGTAGTGACCCTTTCTCCGTCGCTCGAGGCGACCGGAAACAGACTGGCCATCGCGGCCAGCACTTTGGTGTGATAGGCGGGATCGGTCGCCCACGTGGCGCGATCACCGCTGTAAACGCGATTCAGATCCTCGACGGTGTTCACGAGCGGGCAGGCCTCGTCGCGGTATTTGGCCGCCCATCGTCGGATCCAGTTGATTGCCGCCGGGGGCAACAGGATCCGCTCGGCCTGACCCCATTCCCGCAACGCCACCAACATCGACCAGACGTGTAGGGCCGCGGCCTCAGTGCCGTCGAGCAGCTTGTATGGGGTTGGATCGCTCGATCTGGTGATGCCGAGTCCGGCCGGATTGAGCTCACGCCAGCGGCCTTCTGGCCCTCCTCCGCCGGTCTCGTGATGCCATTGGGCGAGCAGCACCGTATGTCGCAAATTGAATGCGACACAGAGGGTGACGAGCTCGCGCACGTAGTCGGCGGTGTCGGCGGGCCGCACGTCTCGGGGTGAAGCTGAGCGGATCCGCTGCAGGGCATCGGCCGCGCTGATGGTGTCGCGGCCGCGAATGGGAGTAATCATTCGAACGACTCCCGGACATCTCGTCGGAGTTCGATCTGTAGCTTCTGACGAGTCTTGCCGCGAGCATCACGATCCCAGCCGACGCGATTCACGCCTTTGACGACGTAGCCCTTCTTCCGGAACGTGTGCGCGTTCCGACGGTCTTTGCTTTGCTTCATCACCCTACCCCCTCGAACGCCAGTAGCTCCGGGTTGTCGTCAATCAGGGCGAGCAGGCCGACTTCCAGTGCCTCCACTTGCGTTTCGGTGAGTCCGATCCGGTAGGTGTGATCGACCGCGTGAATCGCTTCGTGGAAGAGCGTCGAGCGCTGGCTCGAGACGATGCTTTTTGCCGCGATGACGTCATAGCGTTTGGACGCCACCTTCAAGGTCATCAGCGGCGGGATCGGCTTCTTCTTACGCTTCTTGCTCACGCCGCACCCCCAGTCCCGTTGCCGTCCTTCGATTCGATCAGGATGTCTTTGGCGACGTCACGGGCAACGTCCCGGTTCTCGTCTCTGATCAGATCGCGTTCGAGATCGCGGCTTCGATCACGTTCAGCGTCCCGCTCCTTGTCCCTGACCGCGTTGCGTTCTTCCAGCTCCTGCACGTTGCGCCAGAGCATGAACGCAGCGCCGATGCCGCCCAGGTACAACACGCCGATGATCAGCCGCATGACCTGACGGGTGCGCAGGAAGTCGTGCTCGATCCATTGGGTCCGATCTGACACCGTGAGCAGGTAGGCGATGCCGATCAGGAACGTGAGCATCGCGACCACCGAATACAGGCGGACTAGCCACATGCCAATGTCGGTACGGACCTTGGTCCCGCGCACCATGACCAACGCCAGCCAGCCTTTCCAGACGGCGAACAGGATCGCGGGAATGCCGACGCACGCAAAGGTCAGGGTCTCGAACATGGTGTCATTCATCGTCGTTCCTTCCCGTAGACAGCATCCATCAGGGCGTCTTCTGCGTAGTTGCCGGTACGTTCTGGTTCGATGACGGGGGCGTACTGTCGGTGCGCGATAGCCCGCGCTTCCGCTTCGCCGACTGCTGAGACAATGAGCGGGTTGGTTGCCGTCGCTTCGCGGGCGTCGTGGAGGTTGCCTCCGGCGTGCTGGTAGCACCAGAGGGAGAATCGGCGGACGTATCGGAGGACAAACGGCTGTTGCGCGCTTCCGACCGCTGCAGGGCTTCCTCCAGTGCCCGGCGGTCCGCTTCGCACGTTTCCAGCGCGATCCAGAGAGCGCCGAGGTCGAATAGATGGTTTTTCACCATCCTGATCCGGCTCGGGGATTGACGTCCGAATAGGCGGGAAAGTGCCGCGATCAGCGATCCACCCCCGCCGATCAGTGCTATGAGCCATTGCCATTTCTCCACCGTCCCATCGCCTTACCGCCATTGGCCCCACCCCCGTCGCCGAGGGACACGCTTCTGCGCTAGTCATTCGTCCCCACGCGTTCGAGATACCCGTTGATGAGGTGCTTGAGAGCTTCCTGAGTTTGCGCCGCCGTGAGCGGCGTTCCCGCGTTGAGCAGATTCGCGGCCAGCGTCAGCCGTTCGATCCGGGTTTCCAGCGCCGTCTTTGGCGGGACCGGCAAGTTGTCCATGTCGATCACGGTCGCCGGATCGACATCACTCTTGACGAGGAAGTACCAGTCGCCGTTGACCTGCTGCGTTGCCAATTCAGCCGGCCCGCCGTCATGCGTCAGCCCGTAGTGCTCGAGCAGGAACCGGGCGTACCGGATGATCTTTTCCGGCGGATAGGCGCGCCAGGCATCGGGCACCCGGAAATACCAGTCCCAGCGGCTGTCATTGGGCGTTCCGTCGGGGTAGGTCATCGCGGGCATGGTCAGGCTCCCTTCCACGTGAGCAGCGCCAGCATGGCTGGGTTGCGGGCGCTGATGGTTCCGGAGCCGCCGTTGAGTTTGTAGGCGTGCGTTACCGTCAATCCCCCGGATACCGTCACATCGGCAAATACACGGGTGTACCGGAGATAGCGGAACGCCGTGGTGAGGCTCAGGGAGAGTTCGCTGTCATTGACGCCGTTGACCGTGAGGCGGTTATGCACCGATCCGCTCGAGCTATGACCGTAGTCGGCCCCGAAATCGATCACGATGTCGTAGGTGCCGTCGGGAATGTCTGACCACGTTGGAGCGATCGCGGTCACGTAAGTGCTGGTGCTGGTGTTGCTGGTCGTGGTGGCGGCGCTGGCGGATGCGTGGCGAGCGAAGGTCTGTCCCGCCAAGGGAGCGCCCAGGTCGATCGAATCCACGTCCGCCGCGGAGATCACGCCGAGCACCAGCGAGCTACCGCCCACCTGGGCGATCGCTACCCGGTCGCCGATCTCTGGCGCTTTCGGGATCAGCCGCGGATATCCGCCTTCCGCCTCGGTGCTGCCCGGTCGAATCACCGATACGAGGCCGCTTGCTTCAGAACTCACTTCGCCGGTCCGGATCCTGAGACCGCGAAGCCGCTCCTTGATCAGGTCCTCGATCGCGTCAGCCAGGGGGATGTGATCGGTCATCGATCCTCCCCCCGGCCGAACCGCACAAGCCGGTTAAGCGATAGCGTCATGGCGGCATCGCGCGGCGTGAATCCGGCGCTCCAGTCGCGCAGCCAATACTTGCCGCGCAGGTGCGCCCCTGAACTGGTGCTGATGTCGAGGTCCAGCGTCCGGAACATGCCCAGGAGCCGGACATCCGGGTGCACGCGAGCCGTTACGACCCGCTCGTAACTGCGGGCTTGCTCGAAGAGTCGATCGGCGATCGCATCGACGTCGTCTTGCGTTTCCGCGTCGCTGACCTCGTACGGCCCAGCCCCGTAGACATGCGGGCCGATTTTGACGGTTGAGGTTGGGGAGCTCGGATCGTCGTTGACTCGGATCGCCTGAAGCGGCCCTTGGTCGGCGCGATCTCGGACAACAACGACGATGTTGGCGACCTGGTCGGGATCGTTGGGAACCACCTGCAGTTCACCGGTCAGGTTTGCCTCAGTGAGGGTGGTGATCGGCGTAGTTTCGCTGAGCAGTTGCTGAGGTCGCGTCGTGAGCTTCCCATCAAGGCCCATCCAGCCCGGATACCAGCCGAACGCCTCACAGAGTTTGTTGAAGATCTCGATCCATGCCGTGCCGGCCGGAAAGGTGCGCTTGTAGCCGGTGGTCCGCGAGCTGGCCGGAAAGGCAACCCTCGTGATCCCGGCCAGCGAGGCGACCGTGGTAAGCGCGGTGACGATATTCGTGCCGCTTTCCACCACGTACGGCTCCTGGCTGGCGCCGCGGGCAAGCAAAGCGGTCAGATCGCGCAGTTCGTACGTCGGTTCCGCCCGGCGCGGCAAGTGGCGTTCTGAGGGGATCGAGGCCTGGTAGATGCCCATACGCCGGCGGCTGATCGTTCCATCCTCCTCGATCAGGATCAGGTAGGGCGAAACGAACGAAACCATCGGTTCGAGGAGATCGGCCCGCTTGAGCGTGAATCGCCCCAAGAGCGGCGTGCTGCCGCTGCGCTGCGCGCTGTAATCGACGTTGCCGGCGAGAACCTGCGTGCTCAGATCCTCGAGGATCACGCCGTTAATGTCGGTGCGATAGAACTCGCCGTAGATCGTGCGGCTCATTCGAGCACCTCGTAATCCAGATCGAGCACGCGGTAACCCTCGAAGTAGTCCTCTTCGATCAGACCAAAGGTGGCGTCCTCTCGCATCACCCGGGCGTCGGCCACAGACTCACGATCGAAGGTCACGAAGTATTTGCGGCCACGCTCATCGCGGTAGCACATCGTTTCGTCAGCGAGCAGCAGCTCCTCGAACTCGGCGGCGTGCTCGAGCGCGGTCAGCACCGAGTGGCCGATCAGGCGAATCGAAAGATCGACTTCCCAGTAGTCGGCCAGGCCCTTGTATCGAGTCGGCTTGCTGGCCGTCCAGCCGGTCAGGCGCTCACGATCGCGCACCAGGGCGCGATCCCTTGATTGCACCGAGGTCAAGTACGATCGCCGGCCCGCGGGATCATTCACGCTCGCCAGCACCGACCCCCTGAGCTCGACCACCGCCGAGACGGTGACGCCTGGGCTCTCAATCATTTCGGCCTCTGAGGCGTCGGCGAAGAAGACATCCCGCCACGTGTAGGTGTGGAGGCGCCCGCTGATCGGGAATGGATCGATGAAGGCGGTATCGGAGGCCGATGCCAGCTTGACCAGCGGCCGATCGGTCAGATCGTCGCGGTAGATGAAGCGGCCAACGAAGAGATCTCCGCCGGTCGCGGCGTCAGCCTGCACGAGGATCGCGCTGGGGAACGGATCGGTGCCGAGCGCGTAGGGCAGCGCCTGCACTCCCGTTGGGTCATCGGGCGCGGTGTAGTCAGTGTTGAAGGCGATGCGGCCGCTCGAGCCCTGCAACGGCGCCGTGTCCTCAACCTCGACCTCGAGCTCGTAGGCGGTGCTGTTGCGCAGGAATCCGGCCGGCACGGTCCATTCGTCGGTTGACGGCGAGGTGATCCAGCCCCGCTGATAGGCGATCGTGTCCGTGCCGGCGTAGTAGATCGTGATTCGATAGCGGTTCTGATCTTCCCCGGTCCATTCGATCGTCGGGGTCGAACTGGTAATGACATCTTCATCTTCCGGAACAGCAACCGTGACGGTCGGACCGTCCGCATAGACAAAGACGGCCTCCGCCGATTTGGTGGCGTTGGCTTCGACGGTCTTCGCGCCACTGTAGAGCGCGCCATCGTAGCCGTAGGATCGCCAGCGATAGGTCGCGTAGGTCGCCAGATCGGTACCGGTGGTCTGGTACTCGAACCGGCCCGTGACGGCGTTGTAGGTAGCGGTGCGGGTGAAGAGCACACTGCCGCCGCTATCCATGATGTCGAGCTTCCCGATCAGGTCGCCGGCCGGCGTATCGTCGGGATCGATCAGGGTGAAGCTCAGCAACGGGTAAGACGTGACGATCTGGCTGCTAGCCGGCGACAGGCCGTCTGGAATCCCTGGAGGTGCGTTCGTCTTGAACTGACGCTGTTCGCTCCAGTCGGTCCACTGATCACTCGTGTCTTTGCCGCGGACGCTGTAGTACCAGGTCTGACCCCACGTCAGGCCGCTCGCGTACGGCGTACCTGCGCCGCTTTCCGCCCATGAGATCGTTCCATCTGCGCCTGAGGCCACCGTCTTCGCGATCTCGGCGCTGGTGTGGACAAGCGTCGTGTCGCGGTAGAGCCGCAGCTGCACCCCTTCAGTGGAAAGGGGCGTCGCGTGCTCCCATGAGAAGTCAAAATCAGGCGTGTTGTCTTCGACTTTGCCGGTCGGATCGCCCTCGAGTGTGACGGTGCCTAGCTCGGATACGACGAAGTAGAGCCACGCCGAATCGGTAGACCAATCCCACCAGGCTCCGAAGTGATCGGCGGTCTGAACACGCCACCGGTAATTGGCGTTACGGGTGAGGGTGCTGGGATATGTCACAGAAAAGTGATTGCTTGCCCGTTCCTCCGAACTCGCATCGAACGTCGGCTGCCAGATCGTGCTCCAACTGCCCGAGATTTGCTGTTGAAGCTGAATCCGGTACTGGCTCATGTAGTCGCCGGCGTCATAGCCGTCGTTTGCCGTGCCCCATGATCCATTGCGATCACGGTGGTCGCCAGCGAACACCGGACTCTGTTCCTGAATGGCCTGCGGGGTGAGTGAGCTGCTCGAGCCGGGGGTGCGATTGTTGCAAATGACCGGCGCTTCGTTGGTCCAGCACTTCAGGCCGATCGTCAGATGCCCTTCATTGGCGATCGACGGCGTTCCATACGGGTCCGGTGGCGGCTGAGAGAGACCGGCGCGCCAGTAAAAGGACGTGTTGTGCGGCGCCGGCACGATCGAGCCTGCCGCGATCATGCCCAGGCTGGCGCTCGCCCCGGTCACGAGGAGGGCGAGAAGGGGCTGTGTGCCGCTCGTAATCGGAATGGCGCTGCCAGACTCACCATCGACCACAGAGACGGCGCTGGTGACCCATTCTCCGCCGCTGGCGGTCGTCATGGCCGTGGCGAGGGTGGCGGCTTCGCTGTAGCCGAGCTGGCCGGACGCCACCCCACTGATCATGCGGTAGAGCGCGGCTCGAGCGGTGGCGTTGCTACCGCCGCTGCGGCCGGCCCGATATCGGAACTCCACCGCCCAAAGATGCTGCGATGTCGATGCGATCGGCACGAAGCCGAGCATGTTGCCGCCCGAAAGAGAAGCAAACTGCGGATCCGGGCTGGAAGGGTTGCGGCCGAGCCACACAACTGAGGGAGGCATCAGGACACCGCCTTCGCTTTGCGAACCGCGAGCTCGCGGGCGAGGTTGAGATCGATGTTCTCGCCGCGCTCAACAGAACGCGCCAGCGAGACCCACTCATCCGGCGGGATCGTGATGATGTTGACCGTCGTGCCGCCGCCTTGGCTTCCACGCCCCCGTCCAGTGGCCGGGACTGGACCATTCAACGTGCCGGACAACGCGGCCATCCCCACCTCAGCGTCCCGGGCCATGCCGCGCATCGCTGACTTCAGGGCGTCGCCGATGTAGCCGAAACTGATCGGCCGGGCCAGCGGTCCCTTCTTGGCTGGTGACCGTGGAAGCAGATCAGAGATCTCCTGGGCAATCTCACGCGTGCGATTCAGCGCCGTTTCGAGCGGGCTAATGTCCACCGAGAACCGCGCCGTGAAGACCGAACCAGCCCAGTTCATCCCCGACAGGAACGCAGCCGACTTCTTCGCGACGGCGTCTGAGTCGTTGATGTTGAACGCTGACGAGTATTCAGAGCCGGCCCATGTGGATCCCCAGATAAACGCCTCGGCCTGCTTGGTCTGGGCTTCGCTGGTATCAAGTTCGAACGTGGCCTTGAACGCGCCGTCACCGGCTCCGTAGGCTTGCTTCGCGCTCCCTCCCCCTACCCCGAGCGCCATGAGCTTGGCCTGCGCATCAGACGTGTCGAGATCGAGGCGAGCGGGAATGACCCCCTCCTCAGGGATGACTCCGGGCGTGTTCCATGGTGAGCCGTGTACAAAGTTGTTCCCGCCGACGTTGGTGCCCCCGAATCCGTAATTCACTCCGCCGGGCGGGTTATTCTTCGCATTCTGCACCTGCTCATTCGTCATGCCGCCGTTCTGTTCCCGTTCGGTTTCGTCTTTCCAGAACTGCAGGTCTGCCCAAAGCTTTTTGATATCACCGATCCAGCCACCGATCTTGGCCAGGATGCCGTCCACGACTTCTTGAATCGGCCCAAAGTCAATGTCGAACGCGCCCTTGATCAGGCCTCCGAGATCATCCTTGAAGTCAGTGGCAGAGCCGGTCAGGTCGCCGATGAAGATCTCGAAGCCACCGGTGATGTCGGCGAGGATGCCGTCGAACATGCCGGACGAATCACCCGTGGCGAAGATCTGATCGCCAAACTCATCAAACAGCCCGGTCGCTTGAGAACCTGAACTACCTCCAGTAAACAAGTCGCCAACTCCGCTCCAGATGTCCCCCAGATCACGTCGTAGCGCGACGGGAAATCGCTTCGCGGAAAGCACTACTTCATCGACAGCGGCATCAACGAAGTTGTCGGCGATCGCCTTGATCCGGCCACCGAGCTCAGTGCTGTAAAACCACTGTTCGGCATCGTAGGTCAAGATGTAGCCCACTTGGCTCCAGAACCCGCTGCCGGGACCATCGGACCCACCGCCGCCGCCACCTCTTGCCCAACTGAACGGATCCAGCGCGGCTTCAGCAAAGCCCTCGCCCCAGGCCTGCCCGGTTTCGCTGCCTGATTGGCGTGCAGCTTCCTTGTCGGCTTCGGATGCATTGACGCCAATCGCCGCATCGACTGTCGCCGCCAGTGACCCTACCGACGCCCGGAACCACCCTTGGAAGTCGTCACCATAGGCGCCCCACGCCATGCCGCCCCACGTACTGACGAAGGAGAGCGATGCTTCAACGTTGTCGACCACTAGGTCAGGCAATTCATTCTTGATCCAGCTCGCGGCATCGCCGGTGGTTCCCCAAACCCACTTGCCAAATCCCGCCACGAGGTCAAACAACACGTCGAGCTTTTGCGGGACGCCGCCAACGGAATCAAACTCCGGCCCGCCGGTGCCGTCTCCCTGTCGCCCCGTTCCCGGCACGAAACTCAGCACCCAGCCGGCGAAGTCGCCGCCCTTGCCCCAGATCCATTTCCCGAAGTTCGCCGCGAGGTCCATCAGCACCGGGACCGTGAACGGCTTTGTCGTTGCGTCGAACTCTGGCCCGCCTGTGCCGTCGCCTACCTGTGGCGTACTCACCCCCGGGATCTTGCTCCAAAGCCAGCTGGCCATGTCGGTGCCGGTGTCCCAGAGCCATGCGCCGAAACGCGGCACCGCGTCAACCACCAGGTCAACCGCCGCATTGACGATCTGCCGTCCTTCACTGCCGAAGAGTGAGTCGATCGCCCCGCTGATTCCGTTCTCTCGATACGCCCGGTAGATGTCGCCAAAGCCTTCAGCGACCGTTCCCGCGTATCGGGCGCTCTGTTGGAGCCAGCCTGGCAGCTGGCGAAAGAACTGTTCGCGGTCTCCCTCAAAGAAGGCCGCTCCGATCCCGAACCCGACGTTCTTGAGGCCGCTGGCAACGTCAAGAAGCTTGCGGCCACCGGTGCCGATCATCCCGAACATGCCTTCCATGCCGCCCCAGATCTTGTTGACCGGCCCTTTCCCGAAGATGTCCTGGAGGGTGAACTTGAGCGCGCGAGCACCGGCCTGAAACGGACTCAGACCCTTATCGAGGCCGACATTGAAACGATCAAAAAAGAGATTGGCGTGCGTGAGACCGACCTTTGCAAAGTCGAATACGCCCTCGCCCATGCGCTGCATGGTCATGGACCAGTTATCTCGCAGGGTAGACATCTTGCCGGCGAAGGATCGCGATTGCTTTTCCATCGCGCCTTCGTACTTGTCGTTCCAGATCCCGGCGATGGTGGAGGCGATCATCTCCTGGCTGTTGCGATCGGCGAAGGCGGTCATCTCCTTGCCGTTCTTCATGTAGGTGTATTTGATCTTGTCGCCCTCGATGGTCGATCGAATGCCGAGCTCTTTCAGCCGCTCACCCTCGCCCATCACGGCATCAGTGACCGCTTGCGTCACTTCGTCGTAGCTCTTGCCCATCGCGGACGCGGTGTCGCCGATAATTTCGGTCCAGTTGCGCCCGACACCTTTGATCACTTCGTTCGACTTGATGCCGAAGTTTTCCAGCAAAACGGTGCTTTGCACGATCTCGGGAAACTCAAATGGGGTAAGGGCGGCGAACTTCTGCAGATCCGCGTAGACCTGCTTCGCCCGATCGCCCACCGCCGTTTCGAGCATGAGCCCCAACGTTTCGGCCTGGGCGCTGGTGGTGATGATGGAGCTCCCCAGCCCCGTGACCATGCCGATGCCCCGGGAGATGGCCTGGCCGATCAGGAAACCGCCGGCGGTGCCAACGGCCGTTCCGAGCAGGTTGAAGCCGCCGGTCGCCCGGTTGACCGCCTGATTCACCTGATTGATGTCTCGGATCGTCGCATCAGCGCCAGTGGCGCCGAATTCCGTCATGAGACTCGCTGCGGTTACGGTCATCATCTATGCCTTCGACTTGGCGGCGTCCCAATCGGCCTTGATCGATTCGGCCTCGAGCATCACGCCCGCGGCTCGAATCCAGTAGGGGTGCATCCGTGGAACTTCGTGAACCGGGATGCGGAGCTTCTCAGCAAGGGCGAAATAGCTCACGTACTCGGGTAGTGGCTCAGCTCGCCCCGCCTCGAGCTCCAGCCGGTAGACATCCCACATGCCCCACGCCTGGGCTAGTCGTTCAGCGTCTCCGGGTTCTCCGGATTCCGGGTCTGCGATTTTGGGAAGCTCTCAGTCACCAATCCCCGAGCGATGCCGAGCAAGAGCTGGGGAGGAATGCGTTTGACGATCTCCGGATCGAGCGGGATCGGCTTGCCGGCTTTGACCAGCTCACCGGCCTTCAACGTGCCGATGTCCGAGAACGGAACCGGACCAACCAGATCCCATTCCTTCACCACCTGGCAGATCACCGCGGCCGTTTCCCGATCCAGCAGCACGCCATCCGTATCCGCCGGGATCGAGGTCGGATCGAAGGTTGCCTTGAAGGTGAAGCCCCAGCCCGGGTCGATATCCCGGGTGATCGTGAGCCCGCTCTTCTCTCCGCCCATCAGCTCTGCAAGGTTCGTCATGTTTCCCGGTATCCTCCTGTTGTCTGGGGAGGGCGCGATCCGCCCTCCCGTCGGCTATCGAGATGCGGCTTAGGCCGCGACCGCGTTGATCAGCGTGATCTCGGCCACCTTGAGGGTCACCGGGTCCGGAACCAGCTCATAGGTGAACGGAAGCACCCACGTCGGCGACATCGGCGCCGCGGTGAACTCGCCGGGCATGACGATGGCGGTAGAGAGGTCAATGAGAAGCTCGTAGTTTTGGCCCGCCTCGATCAGCCCGCCGACGCTCTCGATCCGGAAATACTTCCGGGTGCCGGCCGTCCAAGCACCGAGCTCGGTGACCATGCCGGCGCTCATGCCGATCTGGGCGTTGAACGTGTGCTCGGTGTTCTCGGTCTCGATAATCGAATCGAAACTCGCGTTCGATGCGTTGATCGGCCAGTCAGGCGCCCACCGCTCAGGGAAGGTCAGCCCCATGTCATACACGTTGAGCAGCTTGGTGTCGCCGAGATCAGCCCACGCGGCGTCTGAGTAGGCGCTGTACGACCGGGCCGGGATCGGCGCGGCCGGAACGAAGGTGGTGCCGGACGATGGCAGCGTGGCCCCGGTGGCGGCCATCCGGGCGAGGAAGCTGGTAGTGAAGCCAAGGGTGCCGCGATTGATGGTGAGTCCAAAGCTATTGAACACACCGTAAAGGAGCTTCAGCGCCTGGCTGGCATTGCCGTACACAACCGTCCAGGTCTCCGGAGTGATCGCCCCGGTCGCGTAGAGCGTCCAGGTGCGTTCACGAGCCAGTGTCCCGCCGACGGGCGTGCTCGGCGTCGCCACCCCCAGCACCGAATCGAACACGGCCGTCAGGGCGTTGTAGTCCTGAATCGAATTGATCGTCAGCCCGCCCATCTCGGTGCCTGGAATCACCGCGTCAGTAACGCGGGATCCGGCCGAACTGAACTTCGTCTGGGTCGTCACATACGTAGGGTGTCCATCGATGCCGCCGAAGCGGATCATCGCGTCTTCGTCCGCAACGCCGGCGACGGCCTCGCGGCCGAACCAGAGCTGCTGATTCTTGCGTCCCGTAGCCACGATGGCTTCCTCCCTG